TCGTTGACTGAACTGGTTAGTTCAGTTACGCGCCGAGCGAGGACGCCGACTCAATGCGACGCAGTGAAGCCTCGCGGAATCGTGCGTAACCGCCGAGCCAGTACCAGCCGACAGGCTGGAAGCGCTGGAGCACGTCGACCACTGGACCGCGCACAACGCGTGGGAACGCGCCGTTGCCATCCACGATCGAGTGAGCCTTGGCAAGTGCCTGACGTCCACAGATGTGGGTGCAGTACGCATCCACGGTGCCCGTCGAGCCTGAGCCGTTCGAGGCGTTCTCGAAAATCTTCGCACGTGGCGTCTCAATGAAACGCACACCTTCGAAGGCTCCGATTTCGCCGTTGTAGATACCTGCTGGGTCGCTGTACACGTGCGGGTCACGCCACGACGCAACACCCGTCTCGCGACGGAGGTCGTAACTTACATCGGGGTGAATGTAACCCATGTACATGCCGTTGAACGAAACGGCGTTGGCCTTACGGAGAGCAGCAACAATCTTGCGAACGTCGTTCGCTTCGATGATGTCTTCGGAAGCAATTTCGGTACGTGCAGTTGGGGTTGACGAACCGCCACCGCCGTACACGACGTTGGTGCCAGCCGAAAGCACGTCACGGATAACTCCGTCAATGCTGATACCGGCGTTGTAACCAACGAGGTTTGCGGCTGCCGCATCCACGTCAAGGAACGACGTGCCACGCAACTTGGCGGTGGTGTTCACGGCATTGCCGTACTCATCCAACGTCACTTCAACTTGGCTGTCACCCATGACAACTGGGGTCACGTCGGTGTCCTCAGTCAAGGTGCTGGTCTTCTCGCTCAGGTCATTGAAAATGGTGAACTTCACCGATGATCCTGGCATTGCTTGTGCGACTGGCATCACGTCTGCAACCGCGTCGAACAAAAGTTCGCTGCGGAGTGCGAAGTACGCAATCCTGTCAAATGCAACCTGGTCTGTGAGCAGGCTGCTCTGTTGTGTCTTGGACATTTCCTGTGGTTCTTTCTCCCACAGGTTTATGCCCGTGGGCTAGATGTTTTCTGCTTCTTGTCTTGCTTGAGCCAAAATCTGCATGACCTCTTGCTCGTTACGAGCCTGGTTGATTTTGGTTGACCAATCGACCACAGGATCACTTGACTCACCGGCACGTTGAGCCTTCGTAATACGGCTCCACGCATCAGCCTCAGATTTGGCTTGCGCCGTCTCTGCTGCTTTCGCGATGAGATTCGCTTCCTCCGCTGCTAACCGGATTGCCTCTGGTGTTACTTCACCGTCGTAGCCTTTTACGAAATACTTCGAAACAGGATTATCCATTGGAACTCCTGCTTTGATGAAAGCCATTTCGCGTTTGACTGCTTCGGCTTCCGCAAGCTGTTTCTTCAGCTCTGCGGATTCCTTTTCCAGTAGACGCATCCGTGCCCGCACGGGGTCTTTCGGTGCCTCGTCAACATTGTCGTCTTCGAACTCGTGGACATTGGACATTGGCTCACTCCTTTACCCACACCAGGTTGGAGGTTCCTGGTGGCTGTGTCTGATATGACAACTACCAGAGTAGCAGTATGACTACTTTTGTCAAGGGGGTGCTATTGGGCCATGCCTGCACCGGTTTCAACGGTGCCGGAGGTGGCTCCTGTGGTGCGTGCGAATGATCCGCCGCCAGCGAACTCTCCGACGCGTTGAGCGCGACGGCGTTCCAGTTCTTGTTGGGCTTGTATGTCGAAGCCGAACGCTGCCCCAACCTTTTGTTCTTGGGTGAGCATCTGTTCGCCGGTCATTTCGCTATACAAGCCGGATAGTTCACCGACCTGTTCGAACACTTGTTGGGCTTGGGATGGGGTGTAGCCACGGGCAATCAGGTCTTCTGCGGTGGTGACACCGAGTTGGAAGCCTGCTTGTTCGCGGGCGCGGGCAGCGATTTGGGCGGCTTGGGCTTGGCGGGTGAGGACTGGGGCGCCTTTGGCTGGGTCTAGGAAGTAGCCGACGAGTTCTTTTTCTCCGACGTTGTAGAGGCTTTGCATCTGGCGTTTTACTTCTGGGTCGGCTTCGGCTACGAGACGGTATCCCTGGTTGATTCGTTCTTGAAGTTCGGCGTTGGAGACGTCACCTTCGATGAGTTTGCGGAAGTCGTCTGGTTCGTCGTAGGCGCTGAACATTTCTGGGCCGAGGTTTCGGCGTAGGGTTTCTCGATACTGTTCTTCCAACCCGATGTAGGTGGCTGGATCAAGTTCGGGGAGTCCCTTTTTGGCGCGTGTTTCGTTGGCTTTGAAACGGGTGCGGAACGTTTCGGTGTCACGCAACTGGAACAAGATGGCGTCTCCGTCGGTGATGCCGCGAGCAATGGCGTCACGGACGTTGCCTTCCAATGCGCCCAAACCGTAGCGGTTGAGCAGGACCTGTAATTGGGCAAAGGCATCAACACGGCGTTGGGTTTCTGCTGGATTTTCCTCGTCGCCATTGCCGGCGCCGCTTGTTGCTGGGCCAATGTCAGTGCGGGTTATGTTGCCGTCAATGCCGGTGACGACTTGAATACGGCGACCGTTTTCTTCAACGACTGTCGAAGACGCAGCGTAGTTACGCCGTTTCGCCGCGTAGGAATCAACTGGTGCAGCGGGTTGCCGTGTGGCTTCTGGCGCCAAACCAGGCTGTTCAGGTGACAACACGCCAGCCTCTACTGCGGCCTGTTGTTGGGCAACTGGAATCGTTGCTACGTCTTCTTCTGGAAGAAATGCCATGCTCATTTACGGAACCCGAAAGCCTTCTCCAAAGTAGACACAATGCTAGACACCTCTTGCTCAGCCTGCGGCGTGAACTGATAGCCGTACTGTTTATCTGACTTGATTTTGAACAACCAATCATTCAACGACAACTGGCCCTGATCCTTACTGCCGAACGCTTCAGCCCACTTCGGATCATTCACCCAGTCAATCTCAGACGGGTCCACCCCGAGAGTGCGCGCAGCGTAAGCCTTGTAGTTGTAGAAGATGTCTTCCAAAGAAACACCGGCATCTATCTGGTCTGCGAGGTGACCGTATTGGCCTTTTGCGGTGCGTTGAGCTTTCTGCAAAATGGAGTCCTCGGTAACCATCATCCCGTTGTATGGGGTGTTTGTCAATGCGGCTTTCAGTTCGGCATCAGATACGACATACCCGTATGCTCGACCAGCGTTGCGGATACGGTCAGCAATCTCTGACTGCATCGCAGTAGTCGGTTTCGCACCATACGCATAGTTGTAGACCCCAAACTTGAGGTCGTCGCCAGACCAACCTTTGCGGGCTGCGTCACGAGCAACAGCATCAAGTTGTGCGGTGTCCAACTGAAGATCGGCGTACTGTTTGGTTATCTCGTTCTTTTTGACGCGAATCAGTTCGGCTTGTTTTGCTGGGTTGAAATCAAATGCTTGTTCGGCTTCGCTTGTGCGCTGACCGTACTCTGTGAGTTCGATGTCTCGTCGTAGAGATTCTTTTTCTGCATCTGTTTGAATCAAACCATAGGCATCTTCGGCTGCTCCCTTTTTTATGATTTCTACGATGCCTGATCCAAAATAGTCAACGAACTGTTGTTCTTTTTCTCCGCCATCAAAACTGGCTGCAAATTGTGGGAACAGGGTGCGGATTTCTGCTCGCAGCGCGTCGGTAATTCCCATCGGACCAGTGCCGGCTACCGCTTTCTTCTTTTTCTTTGTGGTCGTTGCCGGAGCTGCACCACCACCGCCAGTGCCACCAGTCTGTTCAGTGGTTGGTTCAGTTACGGGTTCAGTGGTCACTTCACCCGTTGGTGCCGAAACTACGGTGGCGCGTTCACCGGCACGCAACTGGGTACGAGCCGCGGCAACCTGACCAGGAGTTCCGCCAGGAGGAAGCACTGTTGGCTGGGTAGTGGTTCCAGTCAACGAATCCAATGTTGCTTGTGCTTGCGCCAAGTTTTGTTCTGAAGCGGCAAGTTCTTTTTCGCTGATGTTGCCTTTTGCAAAAGCGTTCCGGTTTCGGTCCAAGATTCCTTTGAGGTCTTCAACCCGTGATTTGGCTTGTCTGATTTGGGTTTGGGTATCGGCAAGAATCGAGCCAGCTTGCTGCTCGGCTTTTTTCTCTGCCGCCACTTCTTTCTTGAGGCTAGGAATCAGTTGGTCACGCAACTGAGTCAGCGTATAAGTTTTACCTTTGTAGGTGTACGACTTTACGGTTGGATCGTTGAGCGCATCTTGCGCCTTCTTCAGTTCGTCCTGTGCAGCCATCAGCCACCACCCAAGATTTCAAGAATACGACCAACACGCATCGCAGCAGCACGATTCGGGTCAATACCAGCAACCTGCATCTGCGCAGCAGTCTGAACCGAAGGAGAATCCTGCGACGAAGCAGCACGCTGACGCTGCTGATTCTGAATACCAGCAATAGCCTGCTGCAACTCGGTCTTCGTCAAATTGCGACCCAACTGACGGAACGACTCCTCACGCAAATAGACGCCCAAATCCTCAGCAGACGTAACACGCACACCAGCACCACCACCAACACCCTGCGTTGCTGGCATCACCGTAAGTTCCGCATACAACGGTTCCCACGTGAAACCACGCGAGTTCGCGTAATACAACAAGTCTTCCATCGCTTGCAAATCTTTCGACTCGAAACGGGTGCCGGCAAGTGCTGTTGCGGAAGGTTTGCCGTTGGTGCCATAGAAACCGCGTGACGCCAACAGATTCAACACGGCACCGCCAACAGCAGTACCAGCAATTTTGCTCAACTCGACACGAGCATCTTTTGTTGGATCGTATGGGGTGCGGGCGATATTGCCGTTTTGGTCAACGAGGAGATGGCCTCCGTAACGCATCGGGCGGTCAACCGATCCGCTACGGCGAATGTCGGGGAACGCAATCTGTTCCAACCCTGGTGCGATACCAGTAACTTTGCGAGTTGCGTAAGGATAGTTGGCGCCGAGAGGTAGTTTGTTGGTTTGGCTGGCACCAGCAGCCTGCTGCAAGATGGCTGCAAAGTCCTGATCTATCGGCTGAGTGTCCTGATTATCTCCGTTTGCCATTAGTCCTCGACCTGTTGTGCCAATAAACGTTGCCACACGCGGGAGAACCCAGGCTCCCGTTGCGCCAACGCTTCACCAATACTAGCCATAGCGCTCCTCAGAGGCGCCGCAGACTTCGCAGTAGCAAAACCCGACGGCTGACCGCCACGCGACACATACGTTCCAACAGCCTGATCGAGATACTCCAAGTATTCGCTGACAGCTTTGGCGGTCGGATTCTCCGCAACACGAGGATCGGCCACCAGGTTGCGTAGTTCCTCAACGTCGTTTTCAAACTTGCCGACAGTGAACTCGGCTTTTAGTGGGAAACCTGGGTACTGTTTGTGCAGGTATTCGCGGTAGGTGCGCAGAATGTTCTGCTGTTCTTCGTTCGGGTATGGTCCGACGAGGCGGCGTGCGGCACGGTATTTGGCTGAGCCGATGCGCTGTTGGGCGATAGCGACCACTTCTCGGTCGGTGAGACGTTCACGTTTGCCTTGCTGCAACTGGCGTTGCCAAACCGTGAAGTTGAACTCTGAACCTGCTGGCGCAAGATAGGCGGCGGTGTTCTCGTATTGGGCTAGCAGGTCACCGTTGCGACGTTCCCAATCGGAGAACTCCTCGGTCGCCTCTAAACCTTCCTGCAAAGAACGGGTCTTGGATGCTACGTAGAGGGTTACTTCGTCGCCGTACAGTTCCAAGAACTTCGGTACAGCGGTGTCATAGTCTTTGGCTTGCAGATCGTAGAACTCTTTGACGAGTGCCGATACGAACTGGTCACCTTCTTTGGTGGGGATGACGAACTCGGTGGCTCCTGCGGTTGGTCCCAAGAACTGTGATGATGCGCGCATCAACGTCAAAATGCGGGCTTTGGCTTTCGCATCCTTGTACAACTGGTTCGTTGAGTTCGGGTCATCCAAGTCATAGTCACCTGATGCCGATAATGCTCGCAAGGTTTCGATGTAGGTGTTGCCGAATACGTTGTCAAGTTTGCCGGTATCCGCTTTGATTGCTTCAGCGAACTTTACTGTCCATTGTGGGATGGGGTTGAAACCCGAAATTACTCCTTTTTCTCCGTAGGGGAGCAGGAAGTCTTTCACGGCATCAAGTTGTGGGGCATCAGGCAACTGTGATGCGGCCACCTGCATCATCGGTCCAAGAGACGGATACGCGTTGATACCTTGCGACAAACGCTTCACCGGAGCTTCCAACGGCGCGTTGATACCAGTCAACAGTTTGGCGAGCGTGCCAGAACCAGGGAACGCAAACATCATCTGATTCGTGGTTGGGTCACGATAGAAGAATCCGCGACCATCGTTGTCGTAATCGGCACCCAACGCACCCGAATACACACGCTGGAACGAACGAACAGTGTTGACTGGGTTACCTTTCAGGAAGCCGATGTATGTGCCCAATACTTCACGCCACGCGGGTGCGAACGGCATGATGATTCGCAACGCGTCTTCAAGGTTCGATTTGTTGGATGCATCATAAAGAAGTTCTTTGGTTTGCTGAACCGCCATGAAACGGGCATATTCGTCAAGTTCTTCTGCGGTTGCGGTACCGCGAGTCATCGTGGATGCCTTCAATACTTCCAACGTTTTTTTGCTACCAAGATATTGGGCTTCACCAATACCTAACGCTTTGGCGTTGTCGCTGATTTGCTTTAGGAGTTTTTCTGCTTCTTCGGGGCTGAGCATGTCGGCTTGTTCAGCGATGATTTGGGCGTAATACTGGCGGAATGTTGGTGAACGATCAAGAATGTTGGATGCTTTGCCGGCAATCTCGTTGAAGAACCAGTTGATGCTTTTATCAAACGCAGCAGTCAAGCCGTTCTTTTCTTCTTTGCGTTCCATGATTTCGCGCTTGACAACTTGAGGCAAACCAGTCTTGGTCGTTTCGTCCCACAACGGCAAACTTTGGACGATTCGACGTGAAGCATCGACACCCTGCGACTGTGGACCAGCAGCAAGTTCACCGGTGACAGGCACAACAGTCGCAAACTTCTTGCCCTCGAACTCGATAACGCCGTCACCGAACGCGTCAACGATGACGCGACCTTCTTCGTCACGGAACGATGTCACGACACCTACACGGTCTTCGCCAATCTGTACCAAGCTGCCTATGCGGTGGATGCCATCATCTTTGCCTGCGCCACCAACAATGGTCAATTCACCAACGGCACGTTCAACCGTGGGGACACGCACGTGAACACCTTTTTTGATTGTGGTAAGGGGTATTTGGTTGAACGCGGCCATGAACTGTACGTCTGGCAGATTGCCTGTTTGAACCTGAACGTTGCCGAGTACGACGCGGCGCATGTGTTGACCAAGGAAAATGTCAAGGTCGTCTGTGCGCATCTGGCTAAAGGGAACAAAACCTTTTTGTTTGGCTGTTAGCGCGTTATCAGGGTTGACAACGGTGAAACCTTCACCACCGCCGTAGTACATGTCTTCAATGTCTTCAAGAATCTCTTTCTTTGATTTAGCGTAGGCAACCAATCGGGCAACCAAGCCGTCTTCGGTTCCACCACCGGCAAGATGTTCGGCAGCCAAACGATCCAACTCGTCGCCATTTATCAACGCAACATTGTTCAACACTCCATCGGTGTGGAACTGCATACCGTTCACGTCACCTCGGCTGGCTCGCGCCCAAGCATTAGTTTTCTGCAAATGGTCGGCTGCACCAACAGCATCCAAACCTTGCTCGCGCATACCGAAACGCAGGTTTTGGCGCATCGCCTGTTCAATTTCTGACAGGTTGGCTTCTGCAATCATCTCCAGTTTGTCCCCACCCAAGAGGCGTGACGTGCCGTTGACGATACGGTTCCAGACCACGGGGGCTTTGCGACCAGTTTGCGCATAGCTGATGGTGACAGCGCCTTGAATGGTGCGACGCTCAGCCTGACCCAGAACGAGCATCAAGTATTGGAATGGGTGGGTGAGTGCAGAGTTCAATCCGGCGAACGCCATACGTACTTGTGCATCAAAACCGTTTCGCACCACATAGCCACCAGTAGCGAGTGCCAGAGGTTTCCATACTTCGTTTTGTATGCGATCTATCGCTTCGATAGCAAAACGTTGTTCGCCAGTGTTGACGCGTCGCTTGACTACGGTGCGAGCATCTTGCACCGTTTTTTGTAGTGATGCGACTTCTTCCGCAACCGTTTGCGGCATCGTGGACTTCTTCGGGTATTGGTCGGCAATAGCAGACAGGCGACTTACCGCTTGGTCGTATTGGTCTTTCATTTCGGGTTTGATGACAGTGAACTCTCGAAGTGCTGTCTTGGAGGCGCCACGTACTTTGGTCAACCTAGACAGCCACGGGTTGCTGGTTGCTCTACGGATTTGCTGTACGTCTGGCAAGAAGTGGACGCGATTTAGCAACTCTGATAGTTGCAGTGGTCCGCTAATCTGTAGGTTCTTCGGATTTCCCAAAGCCTCAATTAGGGATTCGATTTCTTCTGTGGGCAGATAATCAAGGTTCTTATTCGCAATAAACGAATACATCTTGTTATCTGTTGGCATACCTTGACGGTTCAGCATGTATTGGCGCAGATTGTCAATGCCGCCGTTGGCTTTCTTTATCATGTCATCAGCAAGTTCAACATCCATACCGTTCGCGGTCAAAGCTGCTCGGACAGCACCATTGAAGGTGTTTAGTACGCGTTTCTTACCTGCGGCAGTGGTGCCTTGGGCAAGATTACGGATTGCTTCGCCGCCGATTGCCTCAACTTTGGCGTCATCAACCCCAGCAGCTCGCAAGAAACGGATGATGTTCAATGCGCCTTTACGGTTGTCTTCATCGGTGCCGTTGATAACGATGGTGTTCTCTGGCATCGTTTGGAACCAGCGTGATTTACGGATGCCGTCAGCAAACGGGATTCGTTGCACAATCTCGCCAATTCTGCGTGACGGTGAAATGACCGACTTTTGGTATCGGCGCACGTCACGGAATAGTGAGCCGTCTTCCATTGTCCAGCCGCCAGCCAATGCGTCAATAACTTCGTCACCGGTTTGGGCATCAGCCAACGCTGCGACCACTTCGTTATCGAGACGACCTTCAAATCGTTCCAAGATTTTGACTGGTGATGTTTCGGTGGTGAGATAGTCCACGAGTTGTTTGGCGCGAGGGTTCTCGTTCCAGAAGCGAATGAACTTTTTGCCTTCAACGGTGACACCGGCAAGGTTGGTGGCGACACCTGCTTCATCTGCCAACGCTGCGGCTTCTTGTGCCAACGCGCCTTTTGTCAACAATGGCACCATGTATTTTGGCGCGGTAAAAGCTTTGTATGCCTTGGTCAATGGTCCTGTTGGGTCAGTTTTTATCAGCACCATTGCATCAAGGACGCCAGACAAAATGTTGTACGGTTTTGTGTTCGGTTGTAGGTTGACAAGATTGGCGGCTCCACGTCCGACGGTCCATGCCGATCCGTTGATGGTGCCTCGATAACGGCGGGCACGTTCAGCCTGTTTCTTCATCCCTTCTTCGGAGAGGAAGAATCCTTCGCCGCGCAACTCGGGGTTCTCAATCATCGTTCCTAACGATGTTTGAATAAACCAGCCGTCAATGTCATCGTTTTTGTCAAACAGTTGAGCCGCAGCACCCTGCACGGATTCAGGTAGAAAGTTGAGTGCAGCGGTACCCCAACGTGAAACAGCTTTGATGTTGTCATAAATCTGTGTCGGCAAAGCACGAGGCGGCTGCGAAACCTGCGCCTCAGCAATCTGTTTCGCCTGCAAACGACCAGCAGCGTCAATAACTTCATCTGTTGCGTTTGCTTTCGCTAACGCCAACTGGGTTTGTGGTGTCAACCAGCCCGCACGCTGTTTCACTCGCGTCAGATTCGTTGCAACATCAGGACTCAACGCTGGTTGTGGTTGCGCCCCCTGATTTTTTTTCAGGTAGACGTCATAAGAAAGCGGATCGAGGTTCGCTTCCCATCTCACAGTTCGTCTCCATACGCATCAACAGCATCCAACAAATCATCCAACTGGTATGCGACAGCAATCTGACGTAGTTCGTCGACGGCTTGTTGTTGTGGGGTAATCATCGGGATGCCGGCTGCGGCTGGACCTGGACCAGGGCCGAATGGTGCGCCAGCAGTGATCGGTTCTTGTGGGCGTCCAGTTGGTGCAAACAGGGAACCTGCCGGCATCGGGCGAGCAAACTGTTGTGTTTCTGTTGGCGAACGACGCATCGGTACTGCTTGTTGTGCTTGTATCTGTTCTTGGCGTTTGCCGTAGGTTTGGCCTCGGGCAGCCATCATTGCTGGACCTTCGTTGTATGCAGTGTCGCTCATTTATGCCCCCAGTTGTGCGAGTAGTGCCTCGATTGGTGGTGCGCCAGCGGGTCCGGCTACGGGTGCTTCAGCGCCCATACCTGGCATTGCTAGTCCTGGCATGGTTTCTGGTGAGCCTGCTGGCATCGCTTGTGCTTGTCGTTCGCGTGCCCGTTCGTCGGTGCGTCGAACTGCGTCGAATAGTGGGACGTCTTGTTCTACGACGAGGCGGGTGAGGTAGGCGAGGTCGTCTGGCTGGTATGGGCCTTCAGGGTTGGCTGCCTGCTGTTGGATGGATTGCAGGAGTGCCGCTTCGACGCCTTCTGCGATGATGCGATCATGCTCTAGGTCTGGGTCGGAGATGAGTGGGTCGGCTTCGCGGGCAGATTCCTTTGACATCAAACCGACACCTAAACGTTGTCCGAGTCCGATGATGAGCGAGTTCACGTCCGAGCCTGCTGCCGAGTACGCAACATAGTGGAAGTCGGTTTGCCACACTTTGTTCGGCGTGTAGGACTCTTGGCCTTGTGTCGTACGACCACTCAAAAAGAATGTTTTTGGTTGTTCACCCCAATACGCTTTTTCGAGTGCGATGGCGATTTTATCTTCGTGGAGTAACGAGTTGGCGAAGGTTTCTTGTGCTTCTTGTACACGGTAATCCACGGTCGCAGAAAGAACGGCTTCGCCTCGGCGTCCGGTTCGGATGTTGGTTGCGGACTCGCCACCGAACTCTGCGGGTATTGCGCCTTCAAGACGTTCTTGGCGTTCCAAACGGTCGAGGGCTGTGTCGGTTTTGTAACCAGGATTTAGTTGCAACTGCTGGATGTCGCCACCTTTGACAACACCAAGGATGCCGGCTTTGCCGTCGGCAAGTTGCATGATCTCAGGGTTTTCTCCTGGGCGTGCAACCAAATATTCTTCAGGGAAGATGCCGCGCTCAATAGCAATCTCAGTCAACGCTTGGAGACGGGCACGCGTGTAGTACATGCCGAGTACGCCGTCGAATTGGCCGCGTGGTTTATCGAGGGTGATGCGTTGTGGTACGACTGCGAGTGGCATACCGGTGCGATTCGGGATTACTTCTAGAAGGATTGCTTCCAAACCTGCACGCTCAGACTGTGACAGCTCAGGGTTGTCTTCGGCACCTAGCACGATGAGTTGCATGGAGTCTCCGCATACGTATTCGAGGAGTGTGTAGCGGGAGTCGGAGTCAACGCGACCGAAACGTAACTGGTCTGAGACGAGTGGCCCATAGTTTTTGAGAAGCCATGATGCGGTGACGCGTGAAGTGAAGATGCAGTTTTCTGGTACAACGTCATCGTCTTCCATTGGGGCAGCGAACGTGTCCAACGGGTTGCGTACAACCCATTTGGGGGTGAGGGTGGCGAAGTCTGGTTTGATGAAGACTGGGGAGGATGAGTATGCGAGGAGGTGTCGTGCGCGGCGACGCA